TTTTGGTACAAACGATACAGAGGCTACAGCAGCTAACTATTTAGGTGTAACTGAAGCTGCAGTTGCTACAGCTGCAACTACAACAACTCCAGAGTTATCATCGGCAAATTCTAAAATAAAACCTGGACAATACGTTTTATTAGTAAACGATGGCGATACTATAGATGCTGGTTTAACTGTAGATGCTGAAACAAAAACACCTATATACAATGGTCCAAACCAACAAGGTGCGAGAGTTGTTTCTTATGGTGGTGGTACAGATGATTTAGTTTTAGATACAGAAATTTCACCAACAACATCTCAAACGTTAGTGTTTATAGACGAACAACATGGTGCTGGTGGCACTACAGCTGAAGGCGTTAAATATCCAAAAGGATTAACAATATACGGTAGATGGACAAAAGTAATTCCAGAAGCTGATGCTGATGGTG